GGTTTAAGAGGTATCGTATCTTTATCAGGTGTTGGATTAGGTTTAGTTGCGGCATCAGTAACCGCAGTAGGTTTAACTTTTAAAGAAATGAACAAACAAATAAATAAAGTAACTGAATCAATGACAGACGCAATAGATAAGAATATTGAGTTTCAAGAATTAGTTAGTGGTGCAGATGCTAATGATGGATTTGTAGATGGGTTTGAAAAAGGTTCTAAAGCTCTGCAAAAAATTGAACACGATATGTCAATAAAAATACCTAATGCAACACAACAAGCAATAGATAAATTTGAACAATTAAATAATGAAGCATTAAGTAATCTACAAAATAAAATGTCATTTATAAAAGAAACAATAGCAGTAGGTATGTCAGATGGAATAACAAAAGTATCTGAGGGTATTGCAAGATCAGTTGTTCTTGGAGAAAAACTTGGTAATGTTTTTCAAAGAATAGCACAAGACGCAGTAATTAAAATATTACAAGGTTTAATAGAAATAGGAATTAGAATGTTAGCCAATATAGCTATAATAAAAATAGAAGAAATGTTTGGAAGAAAAAAGAAAAAAAATCAAGATGATCTTAATAGATCATTACAAAGAGAAATAGCCCTTAGAGCAGTTTTAGCAATGTTCGGTGGCGGTGGCGGTGGTGGCGGTATTCCTTTTATGAATAAAGGTGGTGCAGTAGCAAAAGGACAACCCGTTGTAGTTGGCGAAAGTGGAGCAGAATTATTTATACCAAATCAAACAGGACAAATTACACAATCAGCTAGAGGAACAGGCGGTGGTGCAGTAAATGTTAATTTTACAATCAATGCCGTTGATGCAAGTGGTATTGATAGATTATTAGTTGAAAGACGAGGAACTATATCAAGAATAATAAACGAATCAGTTAATGAAAGAGGGAGTAGTAATTTAATATAATGTCAGGTGCTTTTCCTATATCAAGTGCAAAATTCTCAACTATGGGAATTAAGTCTATACAAAATACAATTATCTCTAAATCAGATAGTGGTAAAAGATTAGTTAGGCAAATTGATGGTCAAAGATTTGCATTTTCAGTTAAAATTATTACAGGAACTAGAGCAAGTGTTTATGGAGAACTAATGGCTTTTATTATAAAGCAAAGATCAGGAAAAGAAACTTTTACAATTATTCCACCTGAAATAGAAGATGCTAGAGGTAATGAGACAGGTACAATATTAGTCAATGGTGTTCACGCAGTAGGAGACACAACGATTGCAGTTGACGGCCACCAAAACAATAATCCAAACGCATTTAAAGCTGGAGATTTTATTAAGTTCGCATCACACAATAAAGTTTATATGATAGTTGCAGATGTTCAAGCAACAAGCAACGCATCAACAATAACTATTGAACCACCATTAACAACAGCTTTAGCAGATGATTCAGTTGTAACTTACGATAATGTTCCATTCACAGTTTATCTTACTTCTGATATACAACAGTTCGGTGCTGTTGGTGCAGACAATGATGGTGCAGTTTATTATGAATATCAATTTGATGTAGAGGAAGCTTTATAATGAAATACTTGGTTAAGCATTGGATAAATGTTGATATGATTGCAGAAGAAGTTATTGATGGTAAAGATGTAGATTTAAAAACAAATAATATAGGTAAGCACGAAGAACCATCAGAAAATGCAAACTATGTTGTTTCAGATAATATAAAAGTAAAAAGGAGAACAATCGAAGAATATGACAAGAAGTCTGACGACAGCAATAAAGAACGAACTAGCGACTAATGACATTAGACCCGTTCATCTTATCACAATCGGTTTTACTAGCCCTGTTAATATTACTGATTGTTCTTTCCCATTAACAAGTTCAGTATCAGGTTCTAGTGTAACCTATACTTCATCAGCTTTCATAATGGGTCTTTCTAATTTTTCAGAAGAAGTAGATATTACTAAAACAACTTTGAATTTAGGTTTATCAGGAGCAGATCAAACATTTATATCTACTGCATTAAACGAAAATGTGGTTAATGATTCAGTTACAATACATAGAGGATTTTTAGATGACAATAACGTTTTGATAGCTGACCCGTTTTTATTATATCAAGGAACAATAGATACTTTTGAAATATCCGAACAAGGTTCAGATAGTAACATTATATTTAAAATTGTTTCTCATTGGGCAGACTTTGATAAAACCAATGGTCGTAAAACAAATAATACATCTCAACAAAGATTCTTTAGTTCAGATGTGGGTATGGACTTTTCATCAGAGACAGTACAAGATATTAAATGGGGTAGAGTATAGTGAAAGACATAATTAAATTATTCCAAACTTTTGATAAATACAAAGATAATAGTTACCAAGAATTGTATTATCATATTTTGCCATCAATTAATTTAAATCAATATAAAACATTTAAAGATGAAAAAGGTTTATATGGTTTTGTAAATTGGGCTAAATTAGATAACAAAGACGAAGACCAATATAATCAAACAGGATTTCTTTATAAAAGTCAATGGAACTCAGGAAAAAATATTTGGTTATATGATATTGTGATTATAAGAAAAACAAAAGAAGTTATGAGATGGGTATATAATTATTTCAAAGGCTATTTAGAAGTAAATCAACCTATTAATTGGTTAAGACTAGATAAACAAAATAATATATACAGAGTTTCATCAAAATATAAAAGGGAGTTTCATATCTAATGGGTGGCGTAGTCAAAAAGATAGTTGAAATTCCAATTAAAATTGTAAGTAAAGCTTTATCTTGGATTATACCACAACCTGAAATACCTGAGTTTGGAGAGACAGATTTTGATTCTTTTGAAAAAGGTATTTTATTAAATAAACAATCTAATGACGCTTCTATTCCTGTTGTGTATGGAACTAGAATGTTAGGGGGAACTAGAGTCTTTGTAGAAACATCAGGAACAGATAACCAATATCTTTATGTTGCCCTAGTTCTTTGTGAGGGAGAGATAAACGACATAACAGAAATTAGAATTGATGATAAACCTGTAACTTGGGCAAGTGATTTAGCTGATAACACAGCAGTTGAAGTAGGAAGTGGAGATAGTAATTTTTATAAAGATTCAGCAAGTTTAATTAGAGTAGAACCTCATTTTGGGTCTGATAGCCAAACAGCATCAACATTATTATCTACATTATCATCTTGGGGAACAAATCACAGATTGAGAGGACTTGCTTATTTAGCTTTACGTTTTAAGTGGAATGAAGATGCGTTTGGTTCAATACCTAAAATTCAAGCGGTAGTACAAGGTAGAAAAGTTGTAACTCTAGCGGCTAATTTATCAGAACAGACAGCAAGTTTTTCAAGCAACCCAGCATTTTGCTTATTAGATTATTTAAGAAATGAAAGATATGGAAAAGGTATTGCAACAGCAAATATTGATTTACAAAGTTTTTATGATGCTTCGCAAGTTGCAGTAACACAAGTCACACCTTATTCAGGTGGCTCAGATATTAATATATTTGATTGTAATGCAGTATTAGACACAACGAAAAAACTTATAGAAAACACAAGAATATTATTAAGAGGTTGTCGGGGTTACTTACCTTATACTGCTGGAAAATATAGTTTAATTATTGAATCCACAGGCACAGCATCAATCACATTAACAGAAGATGATATATTTGGTGGATTTAGTTTAGCAAGTGAAGATAAAAATAATAAATACAATAGAGTTATTTGTAGTTTTGTAAATCCTGATAGAAATCACCAAGTAGATGAAGTTCAATTTCCACCAATAGATGATTCAGGTTTAGCTAGTGCAGATCAACACGCAACTATGAAAACAGCAGATGGTGGTTTTTTATTAGAGGGTAGATTTGATTTTCAAACATTAACCTCTCCATATCAAGCAGAAGAAATGGCAGAAGTTATTTTAAGAAGATCAAGAGACGCTTTAAAATTAAATATCAATGCAAGTGGTAAAGCTTATGATTTAGCCATAGGAGACATAGTAAATATAACACATAGTTCAGTAGGTTTTTCTGCAAAACCTTTTAGAGTTAATTCAATATCTTTTAATGAAGATTTTACAGTAGGATTGAATTTAATTGAACACCAAGACGCACATTATACTTGGGCAAGTAAAACACAAGCAACAACAGTTCCAACAACTACACTTCCAAATCCTTTTGTGGTTCAACCACCAGCTAGTGTTACTTTAACTGACCAACTTATATCTTATAATGATGGAACTGTAATTGTAGCTTTAGATGTTGCTATCGGTGCTTCTCCTGACAGTTTTGTATCATTTTATCAAGTAGAATATAAATTAAATAGTGAATCTGATTTTAAAATACACTCACAAGGTTCAGGATTATTTCAAAGAGTATTAAACGTAATTGACCAACAAGTTTATGATGTAAGAGTAAAAGCTGTATCATCTTTAGGTTCTTCATCAACATATGTATCTGCACAAAGAACGATTGTTGGTGCTACTGACCCTATATCAGATGTTACAGACTTCTCTTGTAATATATTAGGAAACGAAGCCCATTTATCTTGGGAAGCCGTAACTGATCTAGACTTGGCTTATTATCAAGTTAGATACTCAACATTAACAACAGGTGCAGA